GGGAACGCAACAGCTTGTCAATTTCATCATGATAATCATAATGAAATGCGCGCATGCAAATGACCCTTTCTAAGAGCCGTGCTACTTCACTCACTCTACCATCCATCCTGCTGAAATCAGTCTCATCAATATGAGAGACAGCGTTTGAACATATAGTTGCAACGCGTGTGGCGACTTCAGCCGGCGTTTGGCCAAACGCATACCAATCATTCATTTTGACTAGATCCGCGAGAGCGTACATATACCCCGACCAATCACGTTTATCAACGCCGTTAATGGTTGTAATGTTCCTGGGGTCAGTGCACGATGGATAAGTTTCTCGTTTCATGAATGTCTTCACGATGTCGGTTCTAGTCTCATTTTCAGCGCTATCTAGAATTCTTTTCTGAGTTGGTTTGTTCTGTTTCTCACGCAAGGTTTCCTCGCCACACGGGTGTAGGAAATGTTTGAGTCCATCACAAAGCTTTTCAGCAAATTCATCAATTAATCGCGCCATAAAAGGTGTGAGTTGTGTCGAGTTTTTAACCTCCTCTACCCGTTTAGTGATAGAGCGCTTGTCGTTAGCTTTGCACAATGAAGGCGCAAATGCACCATCGACAAGGGGTGACATAAAAGACGTCACCGACGGTTTTGCTTCAGGATCGTAACTGTTTTCTTTGTCCACCCATTGAAAGGACCGCACATAAGGGTCAACTTTGGATAAGACAGAGACAGTAGGGTGATTTTCAGGTCGGGTCAAGTGGTACTCCAGTAAGATTTCACAACCTTTATAGTTGTTGCCCATCTTTCCTTTAACCATAGGTAGATTAATGGACACTTTACTGGTACGTCTGGTGCTTGCAATCTCATCATCAACGCTGACACTGGTAGTTGAGCAAGTGTATTGCCCGGCTTTACCAGTATGCATAAGCAGAGATGACGATTCGTTTGTGATAAGTCGGCAAAATCCCGCTCCCCCTTGGACATCAAGTCTAGTTAGGGGCAGGCCGGCCAGCCGTTTTCTCGCAAACCACGATGAGACACCAACGTGTTTGAGGAGTGGAGTCAGGAGAATCAATTGGTGGTCTTCATCCATATGGCGTCTCTCAACGGCAAAAGCCGTATAACGCCATGGTATAAAACCGCATATTTTATCCTCCACGACAATAGTGTCCCCAGTATAGTTCCAAACTGG